CAGCAGGAGCAATTCTAACTATAAATTCTGGAAATAATACCAACGGACAGTCCTCAATTATACTTATGGAGATAGCCCAATGAGTAGCGTATTAAAAGTAGATGCAATACAGAATACTGCTGGTACTAGTGCGCTAACTATAGATAGTAGTGGTATAGTTTCACAAGGTACTACTGTTTATTCTAGAGCTAGTCATGGGTCTAACACAGGTCCAACTGCATATATTACATTTGACAGTCACAGAGAATCTAATGGTGGAATTACTTTTGTTGACACTAATACAGCAATGCAAGTCCCCGTAGCTGGTTTATATCTTGTTGGTTTTAATGCTTTAGGTAACACAGGTAGCGGAGCTTTCTCTATGCAAATTAGAAAAAATGGGGCTGCTATAACTACTGGCGGTAATATTACTCAAGACACTACTAATGATAATGATTGCATGGGTTTCACAACATTTGATGTGTTATCTGCAAACGATAAAATTCAGTTTTATGTATCTGGTGGAGTATCGCATGGTAATGCTAGTTATAACAATTTCTTTTGTGTAAAAATAGGATAAACAAATGACAGATATAGCAACAGCACTAAACGAACTAGGCGTAACCGAATGGGTGTTACGTGGAGAGCCAACCTCTGAAGAAGAGTTTACTGAGATGTACCGAAAGGTGACAGGCTCAGATGACAATGGCTCTGCAATCGAAAGCAGTAACCCTAGTGACTTTGGCACAACTTGGGCGGCAGTCTCAGCTAAGAAAACTGAGTTAACCAACGCAGAACCAATGCGCTTACTGCGTGAAGAACGTAACAGACGATTAGTTGAAACAGATTGGTGGGCATCTAGTGACCTTACCATGAGTTCTGAGCGTACAACCTACCGTCAGGCTCTAAGAGACATTACAAACAGCGCAACTAGCTTAGATGATGTGACTTGGCCTACTAAACCATCTTGAGGTAAACAATGACTAAAGCAAGAGACATAGCAGATAACGCAGGGAAAGCAGGCGGCGGCGGTAAAAATCTTGTCATAAATGGGGCTATGCAAATTGCTCAAAGACAAGCCTCAACTACTGGAGTAGGTTCAACTAGTAATACATATCCTGCTTGTGACAGATGGGAAATTGAAACTGGAAATTCAGCAGGGCGTGCAACTATGTCACAAGAAAGTGATGGTCCTGATGGTTTTGCAAACAGTACAAAATTAGCTTGCACCACAGCAGATACTTCTGTTGCAGCAGGAGAGGTTTTTAGATTGCAACAAGTTATTGAAGCTCAAAACTTACAGAGTTTAGCAAAGGGAACATCTGGTGCAAAACAATTTACATTAAGTTTTTATGTAAAAGGAAATGCCGCTGCGACATACAATATAGAAATATACGACTTAGATAATACTAGACATATTTGTGCTTCGTTTAATGTTACAACAAGTTGGAATAGGATTTCTCTAACCTTTGCAGGAGACACAACAGGTGCAATTAATGATGATAATGGTGGTGGTTTTCAAGTAGGTATATACCTTCATGCAGGCTCAACTTACACTAGTGGCACATTAGCAACGTCTTGGGCTTCTGTTACAAATGCCAACAGGTCGGATAGTAATAATACTTCAATTTTTGACAGCACAGCAAGAACTTTTTTTATTACAGGCGTTCAACTAGAGGTAGGCGACACTGCTACGGATTTTGAGCATCGAACCTTTGGGGACCAGCTTCAGGCTTGCAAAAGATATTATCAAGTTTTGGGGAAACATGGAGATAGCTCTAGTGGTACTAATTCTTTTATTGGAGGTACGGCTATTCTCTATAACGGCAGTTATATGACTTGTCCTGTTCAGTTAAACCCCCCTATGAGAGCTGCCCCAACACTTATAAGTACTAATATCAGTAATAGTTGGAAATTTTATAGAAGTAACGGCAACGATTCATTTGATGATTTTGTTACTTCTGGAGCAAGAACACCTTATGCAATAGAATTAGCAAATACCACCGATATTAGTGGTACTCAAGGGGATGGTGGCTTTATTGAAAGCGGAGCAGCAAATGCTGTATGCGCTGTAGATGCAGAACTTTAAGTTAAGGATAAAAATAATGGATTATAGTACATTTAACCCAAGGTATTACAAAGACCCTAAAACTGGGAAGGTTGCTGGAATTATGTATAGTCCAGAGGGTTTTACTATTTCAGTGCCGATTAATGAAGATAATTCAGATTATCAAAGACTTATGAAATGGGCAAAAGAAGACGGCAACGAGATACAGGAAGCTGAATGACTGCATTAAACCCATATGTCGAGCGAGATAATAATGCGGTTGGAGCTGATACAGTATTTGCAGGAAAACGTTACTGGCTAGTGGGATATTGCGAAGGTGATGGTATTTGGAGCGATGATGCACAAGACCAAGGAACATGGGCTAATGATAGTGCGGCAAGTGGTAGTTGGGTTGACGATAGCGGAGCGTCAGGAACGTGGACGGATGCTTAGAAAAATGATACGTTTGGTTTAAGAAAAGGAATTAATTATGTCTACGACAGCAAATTTAGGTTTAACTAAACCAACGGTAGGAGGAAGTGATAGCACTTGGGGTAACACACTCAACGCCAATATGGACTTATTGGACACAGCCGTTAATAAGGCAATGCCTACAGGCGGTATTATTATGTGGTCAGGTGCGGTATCTGCTATTCCGACAGGTTGGGCATTATGTAACGGTTCAAACGGCACACCAAATTTAACAGGTAAATTTATTGTTCACGCTGATGCAGATAGCAGTGGAACTTACAATGTTGGGAATAGTGGTGGTGTAAATACAGTTACACTAGCAACTGGTGATATTCCTGCCCACAATCACACTGGTACAGCGGCAAGCGGTGGGGCGCATACTCATACTGGCTCAACTAATTCGGCAGGCGCACACACGCACACTTATACAGATAAATATGTTGAGCAAACCTCTCTAATTCCAGGAATTGACATTGATTTTAACGCTACAACTTGGGACCCAAATGGGCAATTAACTGGCACAACAAGTTCAAGCGGAGCGCACACACATACAGTAAGTATAACAAGTGGTGGCGCACACACTCACACGTTGACGGTTGATAATGCAGGGGGCGGTGGCGCTCACGAAAACAGACCACCTTATTATGCTTTGGCGTATATAATGAAATTGGCTTAATATGACTTTAGTACCTTTAGATATACCATCTGGATTTTACAGAATAGGCACAGACTATGAGCAATCTGGCAGATGGCGTGAAGGTAGTTTAGTTAGATGGTTAGACGGTTCGTTGCGTCCTATTGGTGGTTGGCAGAACAGAAAAGAAGATTTTGCCTTACAGCCAATTAGAGGTATGCACGCTTGGGAAGCTTTAAACACTAGCACTTGGTTAGCAGGCGGTTCACATAATGCTTTAGTTGCCATGACAGGTGGCGGCTTAGTTTATGACATTACTCCACAAAACTTGGCGACAGGACGTAAAGATGCGGCTGTATCGGCAGGGTATGGTAAAGGTGCTTATGGTATTGGTTTCTGGGGTACGCCAAGACAACAACTTTCAAATGCTATTCCTGAGCCTGCTACGTTCTGGAATTTAGATAATTTTGGCGAATTAATGGTCGGTTGCCATTATGATGATGGTAGGCTTTTAGAGTGGGGCTTAGGTATTTCTAGTGGTGCTGAGAAAATTACTAATAATAGCTTTACCGCAGGCACAGATTGGACGCTTGGCACTGGTTGGGCAATAAGTGGTGGCGATGCTAAATGGACAGGCACAACAGCGGCAAACCTTCAGCAAGCTATAACTGGTCTTACAAGCGGTGCTAAATATCATTTTACAATAAATGTAACTGACCCTGACGCTGATAGTGATGCGTCAACAATACCGTCATTAAAAGTTAAAGTTTTAGGCACAACAACTACGACAGTTTTACTTGATAAAACTTTACCTATTGGAAATAGTTTCTATAGGTTTGATACGGACGATACTGGCATTACAATACAAATTTATCCTGCAAGTAATGCAGAGCAAAATGTTAATGTAGCCGAAACATCTTTGAAATTAGCAACTGTTGCTACGCCTATAACTAATGCACCATTGTCTAATCTTGGTTTAATTGTAACTGAAGAACGGTTTATTTTTGCATTAGGTTCTGGTGGGAATAGCCGTAAAATATCTTGGTGCGACAGAGAAGATAGAAATACTTGGACGCCTGCCGCTACCAATGAAGCAGGGGATATAGAGCTACAAACTTCTGGGCAAATCATGCAAGCAATAAGAACCAGAGGCCAAACGCTCATTTTAACGGATACAGACGCCCATACAGCACGTTATCAAGGACCACCTTATGTTTATGGCTTTGAGCGTGTTGGTACATCATGCGGTACTGTTACGATGCGTGGGGCGGTAGATACTGATAGGGGCGTGTTCTTTATTGGTCAGGAAAATTTCTTTTTGTTTAATGGTAACACAGTACAAACTATTAAGTGCGATGTGCATGATTATATATTTGGCGACATTAACACTTCTCAGCAAACTAAGGTCTGGGCAATGGGCGTACCGCAATATGGTGAAGTTTGGTGGTTTTATCCTTCTAGCGACAGTATAGAAATAAATCGTTATGTTGCTTATGATTACAACGAAAATCACTGGATGATTGGTGAGCTATCAAGAACATCTGGCGAGGCTAGGGGCGTATTTAGATACCCATTCATGGCAGATTATGACGGTACACACGCAAATATAAAAGAACACGAAGTTGGTTATAACGTGGATAGCGGTTCTATTTTTGCAGAAACTGGACCAATATCTATAGGAACTGGCGAAAACATTATGAAAGTTACTGGCGTTATACCTGACGAAGTAACACAAGGTGATGTTAACATGACATTTAAAACACGTTTTCACCCAAATGATGTTGAAACAACACATGGACCTTTTACGCCTGCCAATCCTACAGATGCCAGATTTAGTGGTAGGCAAATACGCATGAAAGTGACAGGTGTTAAGCCTGCTGATTGGCGTGTTGGTATTATGAGGCTTGAAGCAACAGCAGGAGGAACTAGATAATGCCTGCACCTATTTTACCAGTTATAAGCCAAGACCTTTCTCAGTGGGGAAGGCAATTAACTAATTATTTACAACGTAATTTAGGAAAACTTTATTTTAAATCGTCAGACGATAACCCATCTGAAAATGGTGTTATTTTATGGGACGAAACAAAAAAATATGCGGTTGTATCTAGCGATAATGCTTTTAGGCAACTTGCAACAAAACAAGCTACGCCAAGCGCAAATATTGGTAGCGCAGGCGATGTAACTGGAATGATAAGTTGGGACACTAATTATATTTATATTTGTGTTGCTGATTATGATGGTAGTAGTGCAATTTGGAAAAGAGTGGCTTTGGCGAGTTGGTAGGGGTGTAAAGTAATTTAAAATGTGCTATAGAAAAAATAAATTGGAGTAGAGTGATGGGTGTTATGGATTTTTTATTGGGAAAACCTAGTCAACAATATATGGACCCTCGAACACAGGCATCGAGGGACTTTATACTTGACGAGTTAAATAGGTTGTATGGTCAAGGACCAATTAATGTTCCAAAATACTTTGCAGAAGTACCAGAAACGCAATACAGCGGAACCAATAATTTATTGTCTGCACTTGGGTTAGATACAGTATCACCCCCCCAAATGGATACTGTTGATATAGGCGGTATTAACGCTTATTCTAGCGAACCATTGCAAACGCAAATAGAAGCTGATTTTGCCCAAAACAACCCATCACTTTATAATGAATTAATGGATAGAGTTCGACCACAAGGAATGACTGCTTCGTTACAGCCAGTTGTAAATAGCGGTGGCGGTAATAGTTCGCCTATGGATAATGCACAACCACGTTATGCAACGGCTCAGGCTTTTGACAGATTTGGCGCTACTGATATGGTTGATAAATATGCAAACCCCTCGTATAGCCCTGATTTAGCAATAGCCAATAAAGCCTATAAAAATATTACATCAGATGACTTTAGTGGCGCTTCATTAGCTGACCAATATAAAATGATGGGTCAATCAATGAATGCGGCAGGAATAAGAAACGTAGGGGGTGGTTATGCTCAGCCTGCTTCATCTTTTGGGCAAGATTTAAAAAATATGGCTAACAAAATAGGAAGCGATATTAAAAATAAAACACTTATTGGTAAAATATTTGGAGGCGGCAGATGATAGGCGATAATATATTTCAACAGTCGCAAGATGCACAACAAACTGCGGCAGGCGTTTATAATCAGATGGCTACTAACCCACAGGGTCTTTCGCCAACTGCATATCAGCAATTTATGAACCCATTTACACAAGATGTAATTAATAGGGGTCAACAAGATTTAATGCGCCAAGAACAAATGGCGGTTAATAATTTAGACGCACAGGCAGATGCCGCTAATGCTTTTGGTGGTTCTAGGCATGGTATTGCTAGAGGATTATTAGGTGGTGAATATGCACGTTTAGGCGGTGACCTTGCCGCTCAACAAAGACAATCGGGTTATAATCAATCGCAAAATTTAGCTATGCAAGATTTTAATAATCAACAAAATCAAATGAGTACTGGTGCTTCGGGCTTAACTGGTCTTAGTAATCAAATGTTTGGGCAAGGAAAAATTGGTTTACAACAACAGCAAAGAGCTTCACAGCTTGCACAACAACAACAACAAATGTTGTTAGATGCGGCACGAAACCAAACATTAGCTAATTTAGGTTATCCAAGAGAAAATTTAAATTATTATAATAGTATTTTTGGCGGATTGCCTAGTTTTAATCCAATGTCAAAAGAAAGAATGGGTTTATTTGATGTTTTGACAGCGGCGGGTAGTTTACCGCCATTACCATTTGGGTAGGGTTTAAATGATAACATGGCAAGACGTACAAAAGGGCATTTTTAGTGGTGAAAGCAGGGGAGATTATAATGCTCTTTTTGGCTATACAAATAGACCAGAAGAACTATTCAGCGACATAAAACTTACTGATATGACTTTAGACGAAGCTCTAGAGTTTTCCGACCCAGATGGAGCATACGGCACATATGTAGGTTTACAAAATAAAGGCACAGTTTCAACGCCGATGGGCGCATATCAAATTGTTGGTGCAACATTACGGGATGCCAAGGAAGCACTAGGTTTAAGCGGTGACACAAAATTTTCGCAAGCAACGCAAGATAAAATAGCTAAATGGATTTTAAAAACACAAGGCACAGACGCATGGGTTGGGTATAAAGGACCTAAAGTAAAAGGACAAAATAAAATGGTGGCACCTAATAATAATTCAATGAATGTATATTCTATGTTTAAAGACCAAATGCAACCGCAAGCTCCGCAAGGTATAATGGGTTATTTACAAGACCCTAGAACGCGAAGGGCTTTAGGCACTTTGAGTAGAACCCAAGTAGGCGCAAGATTGGCAGGCCTCGCAGACAAAGAAATTGGTGAAAATAAAATTACTGGCTCTAAAAATACAACTATTAGATATTTAATGTCACAAAAAGATGGTCGACCATATGCAGAAGCTATCCTTGCAGGCGCAGACGCTAGAGCAACCTTAAAAGACTATATGGTAGCAACAGGTAAAACAGGTGGCGCGGCAAATGTGAGAAATCAAATAGAATTACCTAATTTTGCAGGTTTTATAGTAACTCTATTAGACGGTACAACTTACGTTGAAACTAATACTGGTGAAAGAATAACTGACCCAGTAAAAGCTCAAGAATATATAGAAGCGGCCAAGGCAGGCCAAATAGAATACGACAAAAAAAGGAATTTAGGTAAATCAGAAGGTACTCAAGAAGGTAAATTGAATTTTACTTCGGCAATAGAACAAGCAAAAGGTTTTGCGGCTAAAAAAGTTAAATGGGTTGATGAAGTTAGAGACCAATATACTAACATTGACAATACTGTTCTTCGTTATGAGCAAGCATTAGATTTAGTTGTAAACCAAGGCGCAAGCAGTGGTAGAATAGCTGCTTTGCTTCCTACTGTTAGTGCGCAAACGCAGTTACTGGAAACTGTGGGCAAGGAGCTAGGATTAGATGTTATAGGTAGCGTTACTTTTGGTGCGCTGTCTGCGCCAGAACTTAAACTAGCGTTAGATTTAGGGTTACCTAGCGAAAGATTAGGTCCGACAGAATTAGCAGAATGGTTAACAAGTAGAATTGAGGCTAAAAAGAAAGCCGCAAGAGCATTAAAAGACACGGCTGAATATTTGTCTAGAGGTGACACAACGGTTGCAAGTTATTATAGTGATTATTTAAATATTACAGCACCTGATAAATCGACAACTGCTCGCCCAGATGTAGACCCCGACAATCCATTAGATTTAAAATTTGATTAGTAGGTAAAAAATGGCAATTAGTTTTCAAGATTTTAGAACGAAAAACCCTTCTTACGATAATGTGCCAGATGGTAAATTAATTTATGGGTTATATAATAAGCCTCAATTTGAAAAAGTACCGTTAATGAAGTTTGCTAATGCTATTGGTCTTACAAGCGAGCAAAAAATGGAGTTTTTAAAATACGCGGGTAGTAAAGGGAAAAATATAAGTTTTGATACCGAGGGCGAGCCATCTTACGGCGGTCTAGCCCAAGGCACGGCTAGGTCGGCTTTTCAAGGCTTAACTTTTGGCGGTGGGGACGAAATTGTTGGCGGTGGTGCGGCGGCGGTTAAAAAATTTAAAGGTGACGATAGACCATTTACAGACATTTATAAAGAAGAACAAACACGCGAAAAACAAAGAGTTGAAGATTTTAGAGCCGATTACCCAAAAACTGCGCTTGTATCCGAAATAGGTGGTAGTTTAGTTTTACCGTTTGGCGCAACAAAAACTGTTGGTGGTATGTTGGCAACATCTGGGGCAATGGGTGGTGCGGCCGCCTTTCTTAATAGCGATGGTTCTTTTAACGAGAGAATATTGCAGGCACCGTTTGGTGTTTTACTGGGTATGGCTTTTGGCGGTGCTTTCGCTGTTGCAGGAAAAACAATAAACGAGCAAGTTAAATCTATTTTAACTAAAAGAGCCGCTAAAGCGGCGGCACAGGGTGCAGAAGCATTAGAAACTTTAAAACAACAAGCTTCGCAAGCATATTCCGATGCTTTCGACCAAGGTGTTTCAATAAAGCCCGAAGTCTTTAAAGCTATGTTAGATGACGTTGTAGCGAAAGTATCTGGCGGCAGACCTTTAAGAAGCAAAATAACGCCTCAAGGTGCAGATACTATAAAAGCAATGAATGATGAATTAAAGAGAATAACAAAAGACAATACTGGTTTTTCTTTAGATGATATTGATTATTTAAGACAGCTTACGGAAGCAGGCGCATCTAATTTTGGCAATAAACAAGAACAAAGAATTGCTATGATTATTAAAACTAATTTAGATGATTTTGTTAACAAGTTATCTAAAGGAGATATTTATGGCGGCGATGTTGCAACAGCAACAAAAGCACTTACCGAGGCTAGAGAAACTTGGTCACGAATGCGCAAAACTGAAGTTATTGAAGAACTTTTGCGGGATGCTCGAACTTATGCGGGAGGTCTAGAAAGTGGTCTTAGAAATTCTATTAGTAAAATTCTCCGTAACAGAAAAAGACGCAGACAATTTAATAAAGATGAATTAAAGTTATTAACGCAAATTCGTGAAGGTAGCCCCATTGGAAATTTAATAGGTAATATGTCTATGGGTGGTTTGTCTCTAACAGGCGGCAGAAGCAATATAAACCAAATGGGTATAACAGGCGTGGCTAGTGCCGCGATAGGTGCCGCAGTTGCTGATAACCCTTACCTTGGGGCGGCAATGGGTGCAATTATAGAAGGGTCAGTTGCTACTGGGGTTAGATACGTTAGAGAATTGCAAATGGAAGCTAAAGTAAAATTATTTAAAGATATAATTGCAAATGGTTTAGCCGAGGAAGTATTTAAGAAAAACCCAACAGCATATAAATTATTAGAGAGAGCGGCAGGCGGTTCGCAAGCGGCGACAAAAGCTACAATCGCGGCAGGAGATGAACCTGTTGCAACTGAAATACAAAGTCAGACAGGTGTGTTATTAAGATGAAAATAGAACCAATGGACGATGAAACAGTACAAGGCATTATTCAAAAAGCTGTTGAAGATGCCGTTGATTTCATAGAAGCAGAAATAACTGAACCTAGACTAAAATCACAACGTTATTATGATGGCGAAGTTGACATAGGTTACGAAGAAGGGCGTTCTAAAGTTGTTGCCACTAAATGTCGTGAAGTAGTCAAAAGTCTAAAGCCTTCAATACAGCGTGTTTTTCTTAGCACCGAAAACGTAGTCGAGTTTGTTCCAAGAATGCCAGAGGACGTTGAAGTTTGCGAACAAATGACAAAGTTTGCAAATTACAAGTTTATGCAAAATAACGGTTATAGATTGCTAAACGATGTTTTTCAAGATGCTATGGTAAAGAAAACAGGTATAGCAAAAGTTATGTATGAAGATGTATCTAAAAGCGAAATACACGAAGCACATAACCTAACAGATGATGAATTTACTTTTTTAACTGAACCCGATAATGTAACGGTTCTTGAACATACTAAAAATACAAGCGGTTCTATAGATGAAGAAGGCGTAGAAATAGAAACCGTTATGCACGATGTAAAATTAAGTGTAGAGCGAACATCTGGTGATATTACTATTACTTCCATACCGCCAGAAGAATTTTTTGTAGATAGAAACGCTAGAAGTATTGATGACTTTTTTGTGATTGGTCATAGGTCAGATATGACTATTGGCGATTTGCTTGCAATGGGTTTTGACCATGACGAAGTACATAACTTGCAAGGTAATATGGCAACGTTTGAAGCTGAAAGCGAGTTTGAACGTAGAAATTACGCTATAGATGAAGATGATGACGAAAGTGCCGACCCAACCAGTAAAAAGGTTGTTGTAACAGAAGCTTACATGAAAATAGATAAAGAAGGAACTGGTAAACCTTCTATGTATCGGTTTATTTTAGGTGGTTCTAGTTATAAAGTATTATCTTGTGAATTGGCAGATGAAGTACCGTTTGCAATATTTGAAGTTGACCCAGAGCCACACGCTTTTTTTGGTAGTAGTTTAGTTGATTTAGTAATGGACGACCAAGATGCGGCAACATCTATGCTTCGAGGCGTTTTAGATAATGTAGCATTAACAAATAACCCTGCTTTAGAAATTTTAGATGGTCAGGTTTCCGTAGATGATTTATTAAATAATGAAATTGGTAGAATTGTAAGAGTTAAACAATCGGGTGCAATTCGTGAACAAGTCGTTCCTTTTACGGCGGGTTCGACACTCCCTGCATTACAATATTTTGATACATTAGTAGAAAATAAAACTGGCGTTAGTCGTGCTTCTCAAGGATTAAATGCAGATGTATTACAATCAGCAAGCGCAACAGCAATAGCGGCAACAATGCAAGGTGCGGCAGGGCAAGC